GTTAACAATTGTAAATGCAACTGATGCTCCAGGCATGCTCTGGTGCGTAGGCTGAACGTCAGCGGCAGCGTCAAAGTATAGTTCTGGGCGTAGTGCAAAATATGCCATGCGGTCATAAGCGGCCTTTGAGAAATCAAGGGTGCTCTGACCTGTATATGCGTCAGCCATTTGGCAGACTCCTTTGTTTAGTGGGTTTTAAGTTTTAGGCTTAGAACGCACCGCGTGAAGAATACATACCAAGCTTTTGCCCGGTACTACCTTCGACGATTCGCATGACATCTTCTGGAGTTGAAGCCTCTGCAAGTGCTGTTAGGTACTCCTGCTGTGGGTCTGGCATTGCACCAGTTGTTCCCTGAGTTGCACCCTGAGCACGGCGTAGAGCCGCAAGTTCAGAATCATTCGATGATGCTTCGGATTCACCAGTCTGGAGTATGCCATATTCTTCAGCCGACTGACGGATTGCTTCTAATGAAGCCTCTCCATCATACGCCTTACGGAATAGTTGACCTAATCCTGAGTCTGGAATACCAGCCTTTGCAAACTGAACTTCACGCTGTTGAGCGGCTAGTTCAGACTTCAAAGTTTCTAGTTCCTTACGAGCCTTTTCTGCTTCACGCAACTGCTTCCTAATATTAGGATCTAGCGGTTGACGCTCTTCAGTTTCAACTTCGTCAAATTCATCATCGTATGCCATGTAATCGCTCCTTGCGGTACGCACTTTACCAGAGGTTAATAAAGCGGCTAATTTTCAGCATTGTTGTACGCACCTGGGTCATGCCCTCCCAAGCGGGGTCGATAGTTAGCTCACCTACGGCCACATAGGGCCAACTACCTATGCAAATTGTATCATTCGCTTTTCAAATGTTACGTTGTTGCGTATCCTAGACCAGTTATTCCCTTGTTGGATTCTGCGTATCCACCACCCCTTTCGAAGGGGGCAGCCTTTGCCTGCTCTGCCAACTGTACAGTTCGAGCCGCAGCAGCCTGGTTTGTACCAGCAAATCCTGCCACCTGTGAACCAATAAGAACGTTGGTATCTAGGGTAGGCACATTCTGGCCTGGAGTAGCACGGGTCAGAGACATGTCCTTAGAAGCGTTTAGAAGGGCTCCCTGGATTTGGGATACTCCTGCACCCAATGGGTTATTGCCTGTCGCAGAACTCAATTTAGCCATGTCTGCGAGCTGACTAGCACCTGTCTGCGTAAGCCCAGTTAGACCTACCCTTGAACCGTAATCCTGGATCTCTGCCGTAGCCACCTGACGTTGCATAACTGGCAATGCCTTCTTAGGGTCAGCAAAGTAAGCCATAAGGTTGTTTTGGTCAACACCGTATTCTTGAGCCAATAGTTTTTTAACATTTGGGTCAGCGTTGGAAACTGCTGAATAGATGTCTGTGACACGCTGGTTGTATTCAGCGGCTGAAACGTGACCTTTAAGCAGGTTACCAATTTCCTGCTGGCTTGGCATTGGCGCACCAAATTGAGTAGCCGTGTTCATAACTGTTTGAGTGTAAGTCTGGTATTGAGATTCAGTCATGTGGATAGCACCAGGACTTGAATTGTATTCGGCAAGACCTGGAAAAGCTGCTTTGTAGGTGTTGGTATTGCGAACGTTCTCAAGGATTTCGCTTGTTGAAACCATACCAGCAGAAGCAAGGTTGTGAACCAACTTAGTCATTTCGGGTGTGTCAATGCCCCATGTAGTCAAGCTAACGTCCGCAGATGCTTCGGCGCTGTACTTGGCAGATTCGCTTGCCCCAAGAAGAACGGCATTGTCACCTGCCTGAATAGAATTTTCTAATGTACCAACTGACTGCGTAAGAGCAGAAGTCTGTGCCACTTGGGTTTGAAGTGCATTAGTAATTGCACCAATGTGACCGCCCACAGAACTGTAAACCGGCATCATTGCGCTTACACGCTCGGCAAGCGTTTTACCTAAAGCGGTGTTGTTAAGACCAAGTTTGTCCATAACAACTTTTTGAATCGATGAAGGAAGGTTAAGAATACCTGCCATCAAAGAACCAGAAGAACTAAGTGATAAGTTTCCTGGTCCCATCGTTGGTAAGTTCAAAGGTTGTAATGCGTATTTCTTAATGTCCTTTGCTGAAACTCCAGCCGCTTTAAGTATCTCAGCGTTAGGCAGAATAAATGGCTGGCCAATTAAAGTGTTTGGGCCAGATAGGTTAATGCCCGCTGCAGTAAGTGCAGATACGGTTTTTTCATCAGTGGTCGTTGAAGTTGATGTGGCAGGAAGTGATACCTGTTTGCCATTTACAACGTATTGTCCGTTTGAACCAATAGTTGCATTTTTTGGCACCATAACAACGCCGCTTGGAACAGCACTATTTACCGGAATGTATGCAGCTTTGTTTGTTACCGGGTCATAGTAAACTTGAGAGTTTGGAACTGCGGGTATTTGACCACGTTGTATTTGTTCAGGAGAACCCCACGCAGACGACCCAGGTGGAAGTGTTACATCAGCCATTACATTGCTCCGTTCGTAAATGCTTCGTGAATTTTTGTTCTTACGGTATTCATTGCTTCTTGTCCTTGTGGTGTTTGCGCCCAACCAAACGAAGGTTCGGATTTAAGGTGCATCATCCATTCATTCAATGTCATAGGTACTGGTCGTCCAGTTTGTGGATCACGAGAACCTTCAAGAGCGACACGCATCTTTGGGTCACCCTGGAAGTTAGGTTCAAACTGTTCTCCAAGCACTTGCTTGCCAACTTGACGGTAAGGGTCTAGAAGATAGGCAGTGGGAATACCAGCGGCAATCTGAGGTGCAAACGTTGGGTACAGTCCCTGAGCGGTTGTCTTGACGTAATCAGTGAATGACTTAACGGCATCACCACCGCTAGCAGCGTGGCTAGCAAGAACTCCGTTAAGAGTGTCCTCACTGACTGGCACGTGGTAATCGTGAGATATCTTCTGCAGGTCTTGTAGCGTTGGCGCTGGCTTAGGTGCTTCCGCTGGAGTCGCTGTTGATGTGTCCATTGTGTTTGTCATAGTTATTCCTATTTAGTTGGTAGGTTTCTAAGAACCGATGTCATGAAGTAAGAAAGTGCAGGAGCAATAAGCGGGTTGCCATTGGCGTCCGTGGCTTGAGCAGCTTTGGTCATTTCGTTGTACCAACCTTGTTCAATAATGCTTTGCACCTTTGAACTACCGGCACCCTTGTATTCGGCAACAGTAACGTCATACGCATCAATAAGGTCTTGGTACATGGTACGGTTTTGCGTTCCACCAAAAACAGAATTAGGTACGTTGGTGTCTGCCAACATTGTTTTCATCTGCTGAATGGCTTGTCCTTCGTTGTAGAACGTGTTGTTTCCACCTTCAAACGATGCGTACCAAATTGGGTTTTCAAGACGGCCGTATTGCTTTGCGGCGTTAGTAAGAAGTTTGTAGTTTTCGTATCCAATATTTCCACCAACGGGCTGTCCATTGACTTCTGTTGGGTATTCCTTTTTAAGCCAGTTGTAATAGAAATCATTACCGTTAGCAATTTGAAGTTGGTTGTAGTATTCATCTGGTGAGTAACGAGCACGAAGCCCAGCAGCAAGCTCCAACTGGTACGCCTGTGGTGAATAGGCTGTACTGCGGTTGACTAGGTATGCTGCAGCGTATGGGTACTGCTTTGCAATCCAATAGTGGTTCTGCAATAGATCTAGAGCTGATGTTGTTTCAGAGTACGAAGAACCCTTGCTCATTGTGTGCGAAACAATGTCGTAAATGTGATTAGGGTACCTGTTGGCAAATTCAGTAGCAGCTTGCTCAAATGTGTAAACAGGTACATCTTTGAACGTTCCATCTGGTTGCTTAACTTTTTTGGTTTCGTTAAGCAGTTGCTGGAATTGCGGGTTCATTGAAAACTGTTGTTGAACGCTTGTAGCAAATGGCGCACCAAATCCAATTACCGCTTTGACTGCATAAAGGAATACAGAAGCCATGTGAGCTTGGTGCATAAACTCATCACGGAACTTGGGGTCACTCATGTCTTGAGCAACTTTCTGATCCGTAGCGGCACGGGCGTATGTAGCAGCCTGTGATGTTGACATTCCTGCCTTAATTAATTTGTTGTAGTAATCTCCGTAGATTTTCTTAGAAAGGTTGTCTACAGCGTTGTTAATAACATAAATGTTGGCAGAACCAAAACTTGAGTTGTTTTGATTAAGAATTGCTTCAGCAAGGTCAACAGTGTTACGAGCAACGGTTGAAGGTACAAGTTCACTAAACAATGTGCTGTTAGCTGAGATTGGTCCAAGAATACCTTGAACAACTTTGTTGGCAAATGGAACGTGAGCAAGACCAAACCAATTGCTTGCTTCTTTAAGTGGCAAAGAAATCAAGGGTCCAACCGCTGGGCGCATCACGCTACCCAAAATTCCCATTCCTGCTTCGCTACCCGTGGGAATAATAGAAGAAACAGAACCTGGGTCAATAGCAAGACCCATAGAAAGTTTGCCAAGCATGTCAGAACCAAAGCCGGTTCCAAGACCTGCCAAAGCACCCATGAACTCGGTTCCTGGTACGTTAACAATTCCACCGCCAGAACCAGAAGCTTGAACGGAAACAAAGTTTGTTGTAGCAAGGCAAACACGCATGTACTTTTCAAAAGCACCTGGGTCGTCACGGAACATTCTTAAAGCACGACGCCATGCCTGGTTTTGCGCAAAGTAGAACGGAGCAACAACACGCATGTTCTGTTCAAGAACCGTTTTGTCAAGTGGGTTGTGGACAAACTTAGACATTTTAATTGTCGTTGCTTCATGAGCCTTAGCTTTTGCAGATTCGTGATCAATAATGCCTGCTTCTTCAGAGGCACGTAGTTTTTCCATTTCTTGGTCGTAAAGCATCAGGTAGTTGTGGTCACGAACGTAAGTGTTTACAATTGGACCAAGGATTGCAGCGTGTCCCTTGTTGGAAACTTCAGTCAAGAAGTTAGCAGCCATAGCACGACGCTTACCTGAACCTTCTGACAAAGCTTCCATAGCAATGCCACGTGGTTCAGAACTCTTAGCAAAACGCTTAACGTCGTTCTCTAGGTCTGCAACGTTTTTAACTTGTCCAGTCCCTGCCTGCTCAACGAGCTGAGCGTGAACCTTCCATGCACCTGTGGCGTCTCTACCGGCAACTGTGTGGAAAACGTGGTAAGCAATGTTGTCTGCCCAGTCTTTGTGTGCGTAGAAAATTTGACGCTGACGTGGGTTCATAAGGTCGACACGTGTTTTTTCGTTTGCGCTTAATGTAGCGTAAACTTCTTCATCTGTCTTAGCTACCTTGCTCTTATTAAGGTGACGGTCAAATCGTTCAAGTTCAGAAGGAGGCATTGATTCAATTGTTTCAAAAGCTGTGCGAGAAATGTTTTGCATTAAAGCTTCGGCTTCTGTGTCTGTCTTAACAGTGTTGACGCCTCGTCTTAGGAATCTGTATTCACTGTTAGTCATCAACTGTTCGTCAGTAGAATTCTCACGTCCGTATTTAATAAGAAGATCACGCATATCTTGTGTTGCAGGGCGTAAGAAATTGTCTGTGTAAAGACGGCCAAGAGCGCCACGAAGTCCAGTTATGTAATTCTTGTCTCCAGCATTACCTGCTCGGAAAGAACTGTTTTCGTAACGGTTGCTAATAGTTTGGTTGCCATGCCCGTCATCACCGTAGGCCATACGAGACGCTGTAATGTCAGAGTCAAAGATGTCAACAGTCTGGCTGTGAACGTGCATTGGCAAACCATTACGTCCAAAATCCAACATTGCTTCGGAGAAGTTCTCAACCATTCGTTCGGTACGAGCGTCCCAATTGATTACGTTCCCTTCAATACCGTGAAGAACTCCGCCAGCTATGTCACGTGCTTCGAGGATAGTTGAAGCAACAAATCGTCCAAATGAAGAAGCCAGCTTTTGGTCAAAGCCTAAATCATCACGCTTAAGCATTTCTCGGAATGTTCCCTTAAAAAGATCACGTTGTAAAAAGTTATTTAGTTTTTCTTCTACAGCAGAACTAAGAGCGCCACCACCTGCTTCGTGCTTGAGGTATGAAGTAAGCACCTTTGCTTTCAATGAGGACTGTGCGCCTCCACGCAGCCAAAGAAGAATAAACTCACTTGTACCTACACGCTCTGCCCAACCACCGGAGAACAAAGCCATAGGTGCAAAGATTTTACTAACGTACCAGTTACCTGCGTCTACCGCTGCCTGGAAGGTATTACGGTAACGAGGGTTCTCTGCACGTAGTTTTCCTAGTTTCTTTGCTAATGCAGCTGTTGCTTTTTCATCAATGTTTGCAACACCATTAACAGCTTTTTCGTAATCACGAACGTGTTGGATAAGTGCTTTTTCATCAATGGCGTTACCTTGAAGTCGAACGGTCAATTTGGTCATTGCGTCATCTAGGGCATGCTTTTCACCCATAAGTGTGTGCATGTTTTCAGGCGTCATTTGAGTAATGCGAATTGATGGGTCTGGTGATGCGTGGTCTAGCTGACCAGACAAAACTCTGTACTCATCGGCGTTAATAACGCCTCTGTCAAAGTCTTTTAGAATAGTCTGGTGTTCACGGTAAAGCTCACTAACGGCACGTGCGTGGTCTGCCTGTGTGCGTATGGCGTCGTAAACTTGAACAAAAGACTTGTTAGCGTCTATTGCCCCAGGAAGCTTTTCCCCCATTGACATTGCATTTCTTGTATACTCAGCAAGTTCCCTAGACTTGGTGGCGTATGAGATTTTAGTAAGTTCTGGTATTTCAGATACGGCCTTAACGCCAACTTCTTCTGGTATGTGTGCAACACGAAGAATGTGAATACCATTTACTGTTTCCTCTGAAGGCACAACACCCAAGACTTTAAACTTTGCACCAAACGGAAGAATAAATTCTTTTTCTTGACTTACTGTTGTAGGGAAATCTTTGTCTACCTCATGCTTAAAAACATTTTCAACAAACAAACCTTGTGTTCCTGGCTGATTAACAATTTCAACCATGAGCTTTTCTCCACCACGCTCAGTAAAGCTTTGCGCAATGCCTCGGTCAAAACTAGTAGAGGAGAATCCATCTTCAGTAAACGTTTCTCCAGGCTTAAGGTCTTTTAGGCCCAAGATGTAATTTTCTGCAGGAGAACCCTCACCTGCAAGCCCAACGGACAAACCTCGGTACGTCATTACAGAATCAGTAAGCGGAGCAGTCGACTTAATAAGACTTTGAATTTTTTGTGCTGTTTCAGCAGATTGGTCGGCAATATCTGATTCAAGGAATTGGCTTTGACGGAGTACTTGATTTACTTCATCAAACGATCCGCCTGCAAAATTGCCCCATACGCTTGTGTATGATTCAAGAGCCGCAATTTCATCAGGAAATTTTTCACGAGAAAAATCTAGTGATGTCTGTCTATCTTCAATTTCTTTAACAAGGTTGTTGCGATTAGTGATTGCCCTGGTTGCTTCAGCATTCCAGTCAGTAATTTCTGGACGTATTTCAATAGTTGATGCGTCCCAAACTTTAGTTTCGATTCCTTCTTCAAGTGCTTTTGGAATACCATCAAGAACAGCATTGCGAAATTCAGCAATTTGTTCAAGTGATTTAACACTTAGGCGTGCGGCAACGCTTGCTTCAAGATCTTCTGCAGGTGTTAGTTGTAATGCAAATTCTCGCAAGCGTGAAGCAAAACCCTTCATGTCACGTGCGCGTGGAAAGTGAAGTGTACCAAGCTGAGTATCTCCAATGGCGGAGTTAGTAATAGCCCCTCCGGGCTTTGGTGTTAGGGAGCGGTCGCCACCTTGTTCACCGTGAACCATTGCACCTGCTTCTTCACTAGCGCCATCAGCACCAGTCATACGCATTACTTCTTTGAATACGTCTTGTTCGAGACCAACCTTTACAGAATCAAAAGTTGCTTCTGACATACCAGCGGTTACTCTACGCATAATGGCGTGGTAGTAAGCGGAGCGAACGACGTTAACGTATTCTTGCTTTGAAGCAGTGAGTAGCGAACTACCGATAGTGTCCACAACTGTACGGTGTACACCAAGTTTTAGAAGGCTGTCCATAATTGCAGGGATAGCGTTCTTGCTGCCTGGGTTAATAGTAAAGTTTTCCCAACGTCCTGTTTCTTCGCTGATGTATGCTTCCGCACGACGAAGTTGCCCAGCAACCCATTGACCAAACCTTTGGCGTGAGCGAATACGTCCTAGTACTTCTCCTTCACCCACAATGTAATTAGTGCTGTCTGGCTTTGGGAAAGGGAATGGTGTTTCTTCTTTGGCAATGTTTTCTATCTGCTGGTTAAATTTGATGTCTGCGTTCATAGCATCACCAAGGGTTATTGAAGAACCATCAACCATAAGCTTTGCTTTGGTAAATTCGTACATCGTCATAGACGGTGCTTCGTTTTTTAAGAAACCAATACCTTCGGCCAAGTCAGCCCAAATAGCTTGTATTTCTCCTAATGATTGAGCTTCGCCAAGTTTTACAAGAATCTTTGCGCCTTCTTCGCCTGGAAACAAACCACGAAATCGATCTGCGATCTGAGCTGCGTTGTGGTCAGCCATCCATTGAAAAGCACGAGCAACACGTGAATATTGTTGAGTAACTCGGTACACATCTTCGCCACTGCGAATACCCATACCACCAAACAAATTGCCTAGCGGACCGCCAAGGCCTTCCAATGTTAGAGCTTTACCAACAACGCTACCAACAGCACCTATTGGGTCAGAGGCAAAGTAATTTGCGTAAACATCAATAGGTTTAGCAATTGCTTCAAAAAACGCACCATGGTCAAGACCAAGATAGTTAGCCATAACACTGCCAACGCTTCCCATTGGTCGTCCAAGGTCGTCAACAGGAACACCATTTGATGTTTGATTCCAAAGACCACTTAGTTCAGGGTCTTGGCTAATACCAGCGTGCGCTGTTAAATACATCATGTTCAAACGCAGGTCTTGTCCTGGCATCATTAGTTTGTTAGCAACAGACATAAACGGCTTTAGCGGCTTAGTTACAATTCCTGCTACGTCACTAGCAAATTGAAAACTTTTACCACGTGCTGCTTGCTGTGCTGAATCTGCAGCGACTTGTTCAGCCTTAGCTGCGGCTTCTTCCGTTGATCCACGAATAGCAGATTCTGGAATGTCCATTTTTGGAATTGCACCAGATGCAGTCTGCTCCATTGTCATAGAAGTAGTTTTTTCTTTACCCTGGGCTTCTTCGATCAAAGCTTTTTCTTCTGGCGTTATTGTTGCACCTTCTGCAGTTGCGGAAGCGGCAAGGTCTGCGGCTTCTGCAGCAGCTGGGCCCATAATGACACTGTGTGTCACCATGGCAATTGCCAAGTATGGAAGAAGATAACTTAATGCGTAACTAGCACCACGACGTTTTGCAAGCGATTCGTAAAAAGCTGCAAAGTGCGCCATGTTGTTATATGTTTCAAAAGGATTTAATGAATTGCCTACGCCCACAATGGCGTTTGCGGCAGAGTGATAAGCGTCGTCAAGGTTGGCTACATTTCCTTTACCCCAAGTCCAACCAGGTAATAGGTTCGCCAAAGGTCCTTGCGTTTGGCTTGCACCCACCTGCCCACCTGTTAATACTTCAGCAGTAGTTGTTAAAGTTCTGTTTTTTGTATTGTTTACCCAATTAGCAAGACCAGATGAAGCTCCAACTACAGCACTTAAATCGTTTTTAATATTTTGTGCAGGAGATGGTGGTTGCCATGTTGCAGGGTCAGCACCTTCTGGAACTTGAAAAGTAGTTTGTGGACCTAAATGGAAATTTTCAAACCAATTGGTTACACCATGTGTTATTCCAGTTGCGGCTTGTGATGCTGTTTGTAAAACAGAACCAAGTGGGTTACTGTAACTTCCATCGTTTACGCCTTCGTTGGCAAACCAGTTCCATGCCCTTTCAAGGCCACCAAATGCATTGGCAAAAAATCCACCGGCTTTTGTTTTGGCAGGATTATTACCTGAACCTCCAACAGCTTCGCCAATGCCCTTGTGAGCATTAGCGTACAGTGTCATAAACTTTGTTGCCATTCCAGCAGTGTGACCATCAATGCCTGGTACTTGCAACATTGCATGTGCAGCGGCTGGATCAGAATTCAACTTTGGGTTAGCACTAACCATGTCCGCTAAACGTCCGGTATCACTTGCTTTGTACGCTAAGTGTGCTTGCAAGTCTGCAGGGTTATTATCCTGCGGATTAGGAAACGATGTTTGTCCAGCCATTAAAGTCCAAGAAGGCGAGAGGCTTCGGCAATGGCAGAAACAGAAGAAGGAACGTTAGGCATCTTTGATAATGCATCAAAGGTTGCGCCCACTGGAGAATTAGGGGCGGCTTGATTAGCCAAAACTTCAGGTCCAGGTCCAGGCCCAAAAGGAAGTCCAGCCGTGACAGGTTCGTTAGGACGCTGTGTTGCCTCAAGGTGAGGAAGTGAGCCTGGCATTGGTACTGACTGTGCTTGTGGTGCAGGCGCAGGTGCCGCCATCTGTGGCATGGGTGTAGATCCCATTGGCACAGCACTTTGTGCTTGCATCTGCTGTCCAGCCATTCCGTACTCTTGTCCCGGAACCGTCATCTTAGGTACGTTAAGGTCTGTGCGGTTTGAATACGCAGTACCTTCTGCTCCTTGGCGTGTTCCGCCTCTACCTGTTCTTGGCATTTATTAAACTCCTGCTGGTGCTGGTGCTGGTGCCTGTGCGACTGGTGCTCCTGGCGCTGGTGGTGCTCCACCGCCACCAAGCTGTCCAAGCAAATCTTGCAAACTTGGCTTACCGGCTGGCGCTGCTCCCTGTACTGGGTTTTCTGCTGAAACTCCCATACCAGGTTGCATTTCAGGACCAGGTGCTTGACCAGGTTGTGGTTGCTGCTGTTGCTGTTGTGCTTTAGCCGCTTGCTCTTCTTGCATCTCTTGGTGAATCTTATCAACTGCATCTTCTAGAGTCATGTGACTCTGTGCTTTTAGTTTAGCAATGCGAGCAATAATTGATGGGTCAAGTTGTCCCTGCGCTGCTTGCTGTTCAAGACCAGTAAGAAGTGATTTGCGAAGTCCTTCAAGAACCACACGGTCTTCTTCAATCTGTGGGTCTTTGATAGCTGGTGAAAGAATACGAGCAGTCTCAGTAGACATAATTCCTGTACCAACAAGCTGACCAATAGAAACTGTCATTGAGTTAATGTCGGTTCCTGGCATTGGGTAACTAACGTTGCTGAAAGTTGTTTCAAATGTTGTGTCTGGTGTGTAGTCAGGGTGTTCTACCTTACCGTCTGATCCCATAAAAAACATAGATGGCTTTGAGCCGTAGTATGACTTCATAATGCGTACAGCACGTAGGTTTTCAAGTTCCATAGAGTTAGCCAGAATTTCCTGGTATTCCTGAAGTGGCATGTCAACAGTGGCAGACATAACATCTTGTCCACGTCGTCCCGTACGAATGTTAGAAGGTGACTCTCCACCAAACTCTGCAGGGATTCCAGCAGTAAGACGCTGTGAACGTTCTAAGTTGCTAAGAGAAATCTGTACGTCTTGTGTCTGCTGTGGGTGAACAATCTGAATCTGTCCTTTATCCAAGATTCCTCGGATACCCTGCTTACCGTCTGCTTCTTGCACAATACGTGGCGACGTTGCAGCGTTGGCAGGTGATACCACCCATTCGTCAGGGAACACACCACGGAACACAGCAATAGTGTTAAGTGCGTCCAACTTAGCTTCACGCTGGTACATACCAAGCATTTGGTCAAACTGACCCTGCAAACGGTCAAGAGTAATGCGACCTGAAATAACAACAGGGCAAATCTCTGAACGGTTGGGAATACGCTCAAGAATAATGTGCGAGGCTACACTTTTAGCAGTGTCTTGCGAGAATGGTGTTTGCTTTGGCTTTTCTGCACCAACAGCAAGAAGCACTGTTTCATCAGCGTCTAAATACTCAAGAATTTCAAATAGGTCAGTGTCTGACTTGTCACCCTTATACAAAGCACGCATCTGTGCTGGATAGTTGTCTTTCATCCACCCAAGTGGGCGACGGTCCGCAAAGATACAGTCAACTGGTTCCATGTTGTCTGGATCAACCATTGGTGCTGGGAATGTGGCAAGAGGGTTACGCACACGCCAGAAAGGAATCTGACGCTTATCCTGTGGGTCAAGAGACACTGGAGAAAGTGATACTGCGGACATACCATAAGCGGTAAGGTGACGAGCACGACGGCGAACCTTGGTGCCCATCTTGTTCATTTCCCACCAACCCCAGTTAGCACGCTTGCGGTCCATAGCTTTGTTTTCTGAAGCCTGAATACCAGGGCGTAATGCTGGGTAACTAATGTTGGGTAGGGTAGAAGCAACTCGCATAGCGAATTGGTCGATACCCTGAGCGATAAGGTTTGGAATAGCGGGCTTTTCTGCCTCGTCTAGTTCTGGTAGTGGTACAATTACGTCACCGTTGTAGTGATCACGTACTTCCTGCATGCGTCGGAACATTCCGCTGCGGCTCATGCGGCGCTCCTGGTACATGGTTACGATCTGACCTGCGGCCTTATCGTTATCAGGGGAAAGGGCCATTGATTACCTCAAGTTTGCTAGTTGGGTATTTCTAACCCAATTTGGTCGCCATGCTTTTACTATTTTTGTAACGGGCATGTAAAGGTTAGGAAGGTTCCATTCAAAGAACCATTCCGCCATAACACAGTCGTCGGTACGTCCATGGGGGTATCGGGTCACCTCGTCGATAAGTTTCATCGAGCGAACTTTGCCTTCCCCCTTACCCATCAATCGTACACGACCAAACTTCCAATGTTGAGAAATCGTCGTAACACCGTATTCAGCGTCCGATTTATTGGAGGTTGTATTGTGAGGAATAATCTCTACACCACGCAGTTGGCGCCATCTTTTGAAATGGTCATACTGCAACATAAATCGCTGAGCTGCGTTTTGTTCAACAATCCAAACTTGAATTGGGAAGCCTAAAGAAATAGATAAACGCTGCCAATCTTCCATAACCCCAGTAAATTCCCCTTCGTTGTAATTGTATTCGAGGAACTGCGGAGCTTCCATTTTGGCCCTAATCAAGTCCATAAGGAATCGCTGTTGAGACTCAGGGTGGTAAATCCAACACTGGATAGACCAGTAATTGGTTGGAGAAGGGTCTGCCGTGGCAACTACTAGACAATCGCTAGCCATAATGCCTGGGGGCAATTCCCATCGATCTCGGTCATGGTCAATGCACCCTGGGCTGTTGCCGTGTCCGTAAACCCATTCGTTCTGAACCAATACTTCGTCTAAAGCCAGGTCTTCCTGCTGGTATACAACATCAAAGCGTTCTCCTCGGTTGGACATAAGGTTAGAAATGTCTCGCCATCCGAGACGGCGTGGGTCCAAGAGACAACCTTCGGGGTAAGCAACAGCCGAACGTTTGTGATTATCTGGTGTACATTTTTCTTCATAGTGTGCCTTGTATTTTAGGTGTTTGTATTTCTTGTCACGTCGAAGCAATGCCGTTTCTTCTTCACTCAACTTGTCCATGGCATCTTCGTCCTCTTCTTCCAGAGGTTGCACCATGTCTAGAGCAAAGCGATAAAGGTCGTCAGGAGCCAAGCGCTGACCAATAAGAGCAAGCATACCTGCAGGTTCAAGTCGAGTTTCTGCAACGTCTTGGTACCAGTCTTCCATTGCTTCTCGTTGTTCTGAAGAGCGTACCTTGCGAGGGTCCACAAGGTCGTCCCAGAAACAGCCATCGAAGCGTCCTCCGATGAAACCACTATCCATACCATAGGCACTTAGGGTTGGCTCCTTTTCACTAATAGCACCAGACTCCTCTGGTTGCATAACAATAAAAGCTTCATTAGTCCACAGTTCTTTTTCAAGTGGTTTGAATCTTCCGAAGTCGTGCGCCATTGTAGTTACAGCATCCATAGCTTGGCCACGAGCTTTAAGCATTTCATCTGCTTGTTCTGGAATCACACGTTCTAATGAACGTCGAACACGCATGAGGTTTCGTTTAGCGAGGGACATAGTTGCACTACCAGTCAACAAACGAGTTGATCTGTTACGGCAAATAACCCAGCATGTTATGTCGTGAAGTAGCGTGGTCTTACCAGAACCAGGTGGCATGTTCATAACCACGTATTCTTTTTGATCTGACTCAAGCAAACCTACAAGGGCTACACCTGCTTCTTCCTGCCACGGAGTAGACACACGACCAAAGTAACGTTCACGGAAATAACCAAAATCTTCAAGAGCAAGCTTTGCTTCGTCTGACAAATTGTCATACGCAATAGGGCCTTGTAGTTTGGCTTCCTTTTTAAGTTCACGGTAATTGCTAGCGGAACTGTCAATGCCTTCGTCGGCACGTAGATTCTGAGCAGCCTTTTCTACACGGTAAGCAGTAGCTTCTGAGAACTTAGCCTTGCGAGCACTTTCGGCAATAGAGAATCCTGCCGTGCGTGCTTCAAAATATTTTTTACGTTGTACTGGTGTTACAGCCATTTATCGGTACAAAGCGTCGTGAAGTAATCCCCTAATTCTATAACCGTTAGCGTTTGAATCACCTAACGTAAAGAAACCACCGAGGTCGTCCTGGAGGTCTTTAACTGCGACCACCAAGACGTAATCCTCAATGACGGGCATAACCCATTCGTTGTCTTCTAAAAACTCAGCATTGATGCCGTTGAGAAACTTAGGAAGGTTAGCTTCTAACCATTCCTTAAGAGAAATCTCAAGAGCATCGCTGCTCATTACGCAGGTGTAGCTGTATCGGTTTTAATGTTTGCAACTGCCTGGTTAACCAAGTGGTTAGCAAGGGCAATGTTTGTGTCAAGATTACTTTTTTTGACCAAGTGCAAAGACTGGACAAAAGTCGTTGACAATATGCATAGGGAAGCAATAAGACCCTCAACTCCTGCAGGGATCTTAAAGCCTGGGTGGATAATGGCTAGCACAGCTCCTGCTCCAGTGAGCAGTGATGTGACGTGTGGTGCAATGTTTTTCTTCATACAAAAAGCATAGCATGAACACATGGGGGGCGCTAAAAAAATATTTTAATTTTTGAGCACCAAGGTGCAAAGCCTGCACTACGACTGGGATTTTACCCATGCTTCGAAGGGCTGGCCGCCAACCGTGATAGTTACACCACGACGCTTGCGTCTGACCCTGCGCCTGTACTTGGGATTAAAAAGCCAAGTAGAGAGGTCAGTACTATCCCGCTTTTTTTTCATTACTTCTTTTTACGAGCCTTAGCCTTTGGCTTGGGAGCGTACTTCTTATTTGCAGCGGCGATGGTCTTTTCCCCGTGCTTGTCTTTAGGTCGGCCGCAGCCGCAAGTTGAACACATATACCCAGGATAGCACAAAACCCCCCAGTTTCGGGTGGGGGGCTTAGTGCCAGTGTTGGATTCGGAAGTCCAGTACTGCGGTAGGATTTTCCTACGTACACATTCTATACACACACCATACACCTGTCAAGTAAAAAATGTTACGACAAAGGTTGCATTGAGAGCTATGAGGGTGTAGTATTGGTATACCACCAACGAGAGTGGTCGTGCGTGAAAGTCGCCCCGGAGTGTGAGTCTTACTGCCATGCATGTAAATGCCCTGTACGTAAGATACTCGCCGGAGTTACCCGGTTAGAGCGGGATTCGGTCGGACACGCACTTTTAGCCTAGCTACTTGATGAACTGTCGAGGCAATAGAACTCTGCCACAGACGAGCCTCGTGTCCATGACGGGTTGGATGTCCCACAAAGCTCACAAGCATTTCTAAGCTTTTTTGTGGTTGGTGATGCGGGGCAACTTGTAACTAAAAGCAAGTACTTTTGAAGTAATCTTTTGAGAGAAAAAGCACGTCATTCTCTACCCTGCCATTCCCCGGCCGAAGTGTGCCCCAAGATCGTTTGGAGAGAATGACAGTTCACGATTTCCTAGATAACTAACGATAAATTAGATACCCCCTCGGCAGATACCCGGTCAAACCTTGAGGGATTTGGCCTGCATTATAGTACTAAACCACCCAACGCAAGGGGAATGGAATGAAAGTGAAGGGATTAGGGATTAGGATTGATGAGCATTACTTATAAGTAGCAAGCTCCCATTGTCCAGCCAAGCAATCCGAAGCCAAGACCAACAGCGGTCTTGGTTGCTTGTCTGATACAGGCCATCTACTAAGCATAAGCCTGATCGCCTGCGTTTGGTATGCATTTATCTGCGGGTGAACAATAAATGCCTTATACCAAGCCTCGGCGATTCTATCTCTATTAAACCTCGCGGAAAACCCGCTTCGGCCCCGACGATACTGGGACCAATAATACTACTACTACTGACAGTCGCTCGAAAATCAATGCCACGCAAACCATGTCCATTGATTTTCACGAATCCTACAGGGTGTCTCGCCTTGTAAAGAACCCCAAAGCTGACCCAAACTACTGTGATGTTGACAAGCAACATCATCAGGGCTTTGTCCCAGCGCCTGTCTCGATATTTTATAATAATTGTCAACAGCAACAATTTTTATAAAAATCTCACCAGGTGTAATCAAAGATTCCAGGGTAACCTGTGCCAGGTCTTGACAAACTCGAACGGCAAGTCTCAAGTCTAAGAAATCCATGCAAAGGGCATGTATTTCAAAGACTTAGACCAAGGCCTCATTAAAACATGGCCGTGCAGTAGCTCGTCCTATGTTTTGCCCTGGTTTCGGATAAACTGTCAGTTGTAGCAGAGGGCTACATGACAGAAAGGTCATCATGACTACAGAGTTAGAGGCTGTACCCAATGAATCCACATTCCTATGTGAACATTGTGAGGAATACAAACTAGTGCGTACCCCACGCTCTGGTGGTGGAACACCAATTTCAAACCGTTATACGGTTATGCAATCCAAGCATGACACCATAACCTACACCCTGCCTAATGGACGTGTCAGCACGTTCACCCAGCAGGTTGAGGATCCAAAAGAATGGTGTCGTGACTGTATGTTGAACGACTCCTACTTTTGTGAGGAGTGCGATAAGCGTTGGTGTTCAGACGACTGGGACTACACATTTGTTCAGGGCGACGCTTACTGTGATGAATGTTGTGAGAACCGCTTCACCTGGTGTGATAACTGTGATGAATGGCGTGGTGGCCGTTGCACTGAGTGCGACCCACGCTCACGTGTCATTCATGACTACAGTTACAAACCAACGCCCATCTTTCACGACACAGGCGAGGACGACTTCAGGTCTGTTCACTCGTCTGTGCCATACATGGGCATTGAACTTGAGATAGAAAACCGTGGCAGTGTTTCTACTGCTGGGCTGTCGGACACGTTCCATGAGTGGGACGAGGACGAAGAGAATTTCTATCTCAAATACGATGGATCGTTGTCTAATGGGTTCGAGATTGTCTCACACCCACGCACACTCGAATCATGGAAAGAATTGTCTAGCGACTTTCAAACCATTCTCGACAAGCTTGGTGAGATGGGTGCGAGGTCTTGGAATACTAAGACTTGTGGACTACATATTCACGTCAGCAAGAACTCATTTAAGAGTGAGTTCCACATGGCTGTGTTCAACATGTTATTCAGTCGCAATGCTTACGACTGGCAACGTGTTGCAGGGCGTGAATCTAACTACGCTAGGTTCGACCGTCTGCAAGGCAACGCAGTCAAGTTGGCTAAAAACAACTATGATAGCAATCACTTTGACGCTATCAATTTGAGTCCAGAGCACACTATCGAAATACGTATATGGAAACCATCTTTACGTTTCGGCCGTGTGCTTGCTGACCTCGAATTTGTGGAGTCAGCTCGACTATATACATCAAAACTTACAAGCCATGATGTCATGAACGGCGCGTTGAATTTCTTCACGTACGCTCAGACACTCGACGCTTGGTCTTACCCTAATGCCCGTCGTGTTCTCGATGGTGCCAACTTTACAACACCACAGGAGGTGTGATTATGTGTATTGCAATTTGTGGATTTAACCAGTACCCAACTCGTAAGGAACTTGAGCAATCTTGTCAGGCTAATCCAGACGGATTTGGTTGGGCTTTCGTCATTCAGACACCAGATGGTCGCAAACTTGAAATGTTCAAGACCATGGTTGCCAAAGAAGCAATCGACAGTTACCTATCGTTCATCAAGCATTACGGCGACGACATTATGTGTCATGCCTTTCATGCTCGAATCGCTACGCATGGTGCTGTCAATCTTTATGGTTGCCACCCGTTTAACATCCAAGATGACTCTGATTCTGTCATGATTCACAACGGTATTTTGCCCATCAGCATTGCCAAGACTGACCCACGAAGTGACTCACGTATCTTCGCTGAAGATTTCTTGCCCAAGCTCGGTGGCGTTCACGCCCTTGCTGATCAAGACATCTTTGACATTGCAGAAGGTTTCGTTGAAGGCAACGGCTCTAAGGTTGTTATCCTATCGACCACGCTTGAGGTTCCACTACTCATCTTGGGCGAAGGACTTGGGCATTGGCACAAGGAACGACCTAACCTGTGGTTCTCTAACAGGTCTTACCTACAAAGCACGTTCGGTTACACGTACACCAAGCCATCGGCTAGCGAGTACGCAATGTTTGACAGTGACCGCAGTCTGCCTTGTGTAAATAAAGCGTGCAAATCGTATGTGCCAGTAATTGAGGACTTCTGTTTCGACTGCTACTGGTGTCAAGAATGTGACCAAGCAGACGCTAACTGCTTGTGCTACGGCTCAACCACCATTAGCAAGAAAACAGCAAAAGAAATGGAGGATAACCTACTATGGGAAATAATCTAAAGTTCTGGTTGCTCCACCTAGCCTCGGTTGTTACAGGTTACCTAGTTGCCCTTAAAATCCACTATAAGTGGACGGGCAACTGGGAAATCAACCGAGGTACATCCGACCCATTCGCAATCATGATCTGGATCGCAGTAACTTGCGCTCTGAGTTACATGATTTACAAATGGTTCGAATGACATTATAGGTAACTAATAAAAACTGGCTCTCAGGTGGGTTCACACCCACCTGGGGGCTTTTTTTTCAGTCGTGCCTGCGGCACGTCACGGCTGACTGATTACTCCGTAACCGCGCCCACGATTCAAGGCGGACTGATTACTCCGTAACCGAGCTTATCAAAAAATAAGGGAGCCCCTGCGGGGAATTGGAGTTAGAGGGACAACTCCCCGCAAGGGCAAAGGTCACAGTAGACGAAGGGGAATCTACTTGACCGACTCAGGGGTCGATGACCCACGAAAATCTCCACCTACAAATCTAGCATACGCTTCGTAGGTGTGTGCATCAATTTTACGATAACGTCTTTCAAAGCTGACCCCTTCAAAGCAATAAGGCAAAGGTCTGTGGTTCTTTGTAACACGGATCAAAGCCCATTGATAAGGGTTCTCAACAAGCATTTTAGCAATGGCACGGTAGTCGCTAGGTTGCTCCTTCGGCATTGGCGGTTCTTTCCATTCAAACTTGAGCATTAGATACCTGTCTCCCCCGATGCCTTAAGATAAGCCAAATAATCTTCTACAGAACCAATAACAGGTTCACTATTTTTGACAGTAATAAGGTTCATCAACCTACCGCATGAAAAGCACTCAGGCTTAACAATAGGCAACTTAGTCGTAATCTCAACCGAAGCGTCGCAGTGATCAGGGTCACACGTATAAGAATACTTTTCCCAACTCATAGCCCGACCCCCCAAATGTCACAAACTTCCATAACTGCGTCGTTAAGTTGCTCAAAAAATGATGCTTGTTCTTCTGGACTTAAATTAGCGCTAGCTATAAAATCCTCAGTTATTTCAGAGAACCAAAGCACCTCTGAATTGTCTGCTCCAAATGTCTTAATTTCATTCATTTCACCCTCCTTAATTGGTGTATCACTACACTACACCTACGGTAGGGCTACTGTCAAGTTATCTTTCTTATTTTTTTACGATAACGAGCCACACGAATACGAGTGCTAGCGTTGTAGGCATCAATACATGGCTGACATGCCTCATGAGTGGGATCTTTCATCTTTTGGCGTCTGTGCCATGCCCATCCTCTGTCTGTGCCATGCTCTACCTCGTGTGACTGGGAGCGACTAGGAGGCTTGTATCCTTGCGTTACGGCGACTATACGGAGTTCTTGGTAGGATAGCCCACCCCAAACTCCCCAAGCTTCTTGGTGGACTAATGCCCACCGTAGGCAATCAAATTTTATTGGACAATACTCGCAAATCTTTTTTGCTTCTTGAATCTTGGAGGAGCGGTCACTGAAGAAAACCTTAGTCTTTCCTATACAGTGAGCGCTCCCCCAGTCAGTCATTAAAACGCTTCTTCTGGTGTTTCTTCCTTCTTCTTAGAACCGAATGGCAAAGATGAAACCTGTGCCGTTGCGAATCTCAGTTCAGGACCTACTGCTTCTGCGTTGATCACAGTCTTGGAGATGGTCTTGCCATCTTTTTCATAACGGTCTTGGTTCAATGTGCCGTTCACGATAACTCGGTCGCCCTTGTGTAGTGAGTCAGCAATTCCCTGAGCCAATGTTCCCCAAGCTGAGCAATCGAAATACGAAACGTACTCTTCTTCTCCACGCTTTCTATTTACTGCTACGGAAAAGTTAACAACTGCATTGCCTGCGTTGGTAAACTTAATGTCCGGGTCTGCTACTAAACGTCCTATGATGGTCGTACTCATTTCTATCTATACTTTCTGTCTCGTTAATACTGCCTTGTAATTCTACACTAATAACCAGCCATTTGCAACAGTTTAACCATGTCTTCCAAGGTCACAACTGCATACGCACGGCCAGCACTTGTGTTACGTCGCTTGATAACCGCCAAGCCAATGTCGGCTTTGGCGTTGTTCTTTTCTGCTTCGGTTTCATCCATGATAGAAGCGAGAGTTATCTTGCCTACGTTCTTGCACTCAATGATGATGGCGTGAGCAAACCCATTTAGATCACCTTTGTCTACCGTGTTGCCAGCACCGTATCTACGCTCGACCTGTGGGTAGCCGTTCTCGTTAAAGTACTTGGCTACGTCACGCTCCCACTGACTGCCTTTAGCTTTCTGTGGCGTTGTCATTATTTAATAGCCATCCATGTAAGAGTCCAAATACAGACAAGAATTATTACGAATGATGTTGTTGTCATTTCCACGCACCAAAAATACCAAATAAAACAAACAAAAATAATGCAATAGCACCTACTAAAAATACGTCAACCAGTATGTTAATTAGTGTTGTCATCTTCTTCTTCCTTTGCCGCTTCAAGAACTTTCAAATAGTAATCGACTGCTTCACGGATAGTCTCATCGCTGACACCAACCTTCGAAAAAGAATCCAGCACCATCAACAGTTGGTTCTGTAATGCGTTTACAAATTCTTGGTCAATCATTTTGCACTTCTCCTTAATACAGACTTAAAGTCTGCTGGCATTGGTATTGATTCTTCTTTACGGCGTTCTAATTCTTTTTTCCAATCACGATTAGGTTGACGATTAACTATCACGGGTACAACTTTGGTATCACGTGCTCGCTGTGCGTTCATCTGTTCGTAATTCTTTCGAAGCTTCTCAGGTGACAAAACAACTGTGCTCCAAAAATCATGACCTTGCGACCAATCAATCATCGATGTAATCTGCTCGACGGTTAACTTGTCAATGCGCAACATCTTTTCAATGCAACTAATCGCAGACTCATTAGTTCGACATGGCTTCCTGTTGTTAGCAACCATCGCCTTTTGCAAATGCTTCAACAACTCACTAGCCTTAATCCAGCTTTGTGATCTAACCACACCTTTGTTCAGAGCTTTGTACTTTTTAACTGCCTCTTTTGCCTGATCAAGCGTAACAAATCCATCGTCAACTAAATAACATAAAACTTGTTTGTAATCAATTTCCTGTGCCATTAGTCTCCCTAAACAAACAGAGTGCGATGATGGTGTACGTAGCAAGATCAAGCAATGAATCTTCTATCGACTCGTTGACAAGGTTTTGTCCTCGTGCTGCTGCTTGAAGTCGTTTAAGTTTGTCCGTGGCACGTGTCATGCAACCAACCCAACCTGGAATACCAAAATCTTCGCTCGCTCGCACGTTCGCAAACGGATCGTTTGTCTTACCATAGTCAGCTTGCTTCTTGTCATGCATAGACTGAATCTCTTTAAGTATGTTGCTAAATTCGCTCACAACCATCTGTCCATTCCGGGTACAACCCATGATTTCTATTGTAATAAAATACTGCTACTGCTTGTTGTTGATACACGTCTGCTTCGTTTGGTGTAGCAGGTAAGCCCTTAATGTTCTGACGAGCGTACTGCCAAATCTCAGGCATGAACTGAAACATACCTTGAGCACCTGATACCACATTGGTATCGACTACCTTGCCACGACTCTCACGGTATGCAATGCAAGCAAATTGTTTCTGTGCGTGTAATGGCAGAGACAGCAACGGGGGGGTGGGCATCGCCGTCTCTACCAATTTAGGCTGTGCTACATCTTGCACAGGCGTACTTTGAAATACATTAAGTGACATAAGTATTGCACCAACTGCAAGTGTCGACCTAATCATTTTCATCCTTAAACGATGGATGGTTCATGCGAGAGAGAGTTATCTCTAGCTCACGAACTGCAATTCGCAGGTCACGTATCTCCATCATGTATTCTTCGACTCGACCAAGCAGAACTTCGTTTCGTTCTCTCAGGTAATTTAATTCAATCTCGTTGTGCATTTGGTTCCTTCTCCTCAAATTGCGTTATCTTGCTCTTGTTGCTAGGGCAACGGTGTAATACTTCTTCTGCTCGTGCTTCGATAAGCAACAAACACTTTGGACATACCCACTTCCTCATGACCCTCCTTAGATCTTGATAACTGTGAACGGTTGCATCGCCATGTTGCAGTGACGCACCGTGACTTTCAATGCTACACGAATTGCTACATCAGGTTCTACTCGTTGTTCAGCCAGAACCCCGATAGCACCAGTAGCGACACTATTACCAGCACCGATAGAAGCATAGTTCTCCTTAAATTTAATAACAGAAAAATCGTCTGAAATCTCAAATAAAGCTTTCTTTGTAACCATTAACAAGTTCCACTCACCACCGGGGTTCGCTTCAACAAGATGATTACGCAGAGCGTACGGGTCAGTAAGTCCAGACTTGCGAGCAAGTTCAATAATTCGGAAACTGCCCGAACCACCGATCAAAGCATCGCCAGCTTTCCAAACCTTCGGTTCACCCGACAACTGGTACAAGCCACCTTCATCAAAGGCGCCTGAGTCTCCACCTATGGCGTAGTTTTTACCGTTTGTGTAACCGATGATAACTGTCATTGTTCCACCTTAAACTTTTCTGGCACTATGCCACGATAGGGCAGTTGTTGTGGCTGTGGCTTGAATGACGCACCACACAAGTGACACAGGACTATTGGAGCCTGTGCACTTATGTTGATACGCCAATCATGCTTACAGTACTTCATGAAAGCTCTAGAATAACTCCAGCAATCTCGGCCGATGACAAGTCGTTAAGCGACTTCAACTCACGACCCATAAGACCTTCAACATACTTCTTTCTGTCTGCTGGTGCTTCAAACTTCTTAGACAAAAGATCACGCATGTTGTCTAGTGCTGTTGGTTCCTTGACTTTTGGTGCTGACTTAGGCTGTGAAGCTTTGTTGCCATCGTCATCTTCGTCTGCTACTAGACCTAGCACGCTCATGTATGAGTACCTGCGAGCGTACGTCACCGCACTACCCTGACCCTGTGGGTCTGACTTAGGCAAGTGCAGAATCATTGAGTAGGCAATGAATTGACCTGATTTGTGGAGCAGATAGGTAAGTAGTGAGTCGGTGCCATCTTCTGCGTGAGTGATGAACTGACTGACTGCAAGACCATGCTTCGCTAGCACGGGTGCTGTGTGTGACACAACCTCTGGCAGACCTGCATACTTGCTCTTAAAGAAAGGGTTGGTTGACCCCTTCGGTACTGCACTGAACTCAGCCTGAGCTGATACCAATGCGCTTGCTAATTCGTTTATCTCTGGACTTTGCATAATGTTCTCCTTAGAACTCTGAGTCTAACTTATAACCAAGAGCCGCAAATGACACCATGATTGTTTCCATGGTTTCAAGGCACGCCTCATAGTTTCTTACGTGGGCTAGGAATACTGATTCGTCGCCCTCTTTTAATACAACTGCCCAACTGTCCCCGTCCGTTTGGTCAGGAAACAACTTCATGGTTACTTCTTTGCCTGTAATGGTTACCGTAGGTGACTTCATTATTTGGCCTTTCTCTTAGTTAAAGCACTATTAGAAATCTTGATTACTCCATCGCCGTCGTCTTGGCATAGTGAGCGGTAAGAACAGTAGTCGCATTGCCATGCACGTCCGTTAGGATCGAGCTTCATGAACTTGTTGTCATCGTCCTGCGCCCAACGCTCAGGCAAGAACCCTGTGTCAATGGTAAAAGCAAAACCTTCCATTCTACGTATCTCACCCTGAGCAAGTGGTTCCCACTCAGAGCGTGGTACCTCGAACTCGGCTAAGAAACGATTAACACCAGAGACACCCATGTTGTTTGCCTTGTTAATGGACAAGGCTTCAAAGCCAATGCTACCCATGACCAAAGTTTCAATGCGAATGTCGGGGTTACCCAACTCAATGCCTATGGCGTTCATGCCAGCCTGTGCAACGGCTTTAGCAGAGGCGCCCTGTGGTGCTGATACGGTTCCACGCAGACGGTTCCAACCAACCTGCTTGTCAAAGCCGTACGTACCCATGGTCTTTAGTTCGTAAAGAACGTGAGTGCCACCGTAGTTGGTGCCAACGTCATAGATGTCAATAAGTGCGTCACACGAGCCTGATAGGAAATCTCCTATCATAGATGGGACTTCAAACTGAGCAGAGGGAAACCTACGACTAATAGCGTCTTGTAACGCTTCGTGCACAATGGTTCCTAGACCTGTAGCCCAAGCTCCTGCAGTGTCCATTGGTTCCGTTGGATCAACGTCAAGTGCCGCATAACCTTGCTGACGACCACATGAAAATGCAGACGAGTAGCGAAGCGGTGTGCCCATAGCCGTTGGCTTAGGAATTAAACTTTTAACATGTAATTCCTCAACAAGTAGTGAGGTAATTACCGGGTTCGATACTTGATTCATACAACTCCTTCCTAGAGTCCAACCAAGATAGCAAATTACCGGAGCTGTGTCAAATCTTTAAATGACCGCCAAAGTCATGGGTTACACCCTTAACGGCAATAAGGTTTGCTTGCACGTAGGGAATGTGGTTGTCGTGGTGCCACTTGCTAGGGAAAAAACTGCGTAAGCAGGACACTTGGAAACGTACACGGCCATCAATAAAGTCCGAGTATTGCTTGTCGGTGTGATACCAGAACGAGTTTTCGTTCCAAAAGGCAATGTGCGTTGGGTCTTGAAAAGCACCACGTCCATCGCTACTTGGGGTCATAGACAGAAGCATGCCACCGTGAGCTAACTTGTCGTAGCACCACTCCATAAACGCCACCTTGTCAGGCAAGTGCTCCATAAAATCGTGCGCACGGATCACTCCAACGCTGTTGTCAGCAATGTCCATGTCAAAGATGTTGCCAACGTAGTCGACGCCAGGACCAGGGCGTAGGTCAACGCCTAGGAACCCTTCAGCCTTGTTATGGTGTGCGCCTAGGTCAAGGGCGAGCAGGCCCTCATGCTTAGCCCAAGCCACAGCGTTACGCTCTACGGTCTGGTGGTACAACTCCACGGTGCCAGTCTGAATTTCGGAATTTCTTACTGTCTGAGTGTTGTCAGGGTGCACACGTTGCAAGTACAGAATCTCAGGAATGTGGTAGAACTTGGTTGCTTGGTACATACGAGCCATCAAGTCCTGGTCGTCCAGTACCTCTAGATTGGCGTTATAGCCCCCTATTTGGTCGTATACGGCCCTGCGAAAGGCACGTAGGTGGTTGGGTGCGTACCAAATGTAGGAGAGGTTGTGGGGGTACGGCTCAAAGGATAGAGCTCCCTTGTACCCGTCCTCTACGTAGTATTTCCAACCGTGGGCTGGGTCAAACTCGGAGTCGTCTGGCTTACCGTCCTCAAGAATCTGAGCGGTATCAGAGTAAACAAAGCCCACCTCTGGCATGTTGTCAAATACGTACTCCACGTCCATTAAAGCAGTAGGCAGAAGTATGTCATCGTGGTCTAGCTCAAGGAGAATGTCACCCCTGCAATAGTCCATGCACTCACGCTTAAGAGCGCCAACGCCCTTGTGGACAGACCAATAGACCGTAACTCGTGCGTCCTTTGGTGGTTCCCACTCGGCATCGCCGTTAAGAAGAACAATCCATTCCCAGTTAGTATTAGTCTGCTCGTTCAGAGAACGGTAGCACTGATCAAGGTACTTGGGGTCGTGGCTTGGCGTGAATACGCTAATCATTGTCATGCCAGTTCAGGATAGCACGAATGTACATAATGACGTACAAGAAACTGTACAGAATAAAACCGTATTGTTTTGTCTGTACAGCATAGATTACCCAAAGGCACTCGTTAACAATAAGAACAAACCAACCCCAACGCAACTTGGAACCAACGGTAAACAGACCGAAGGAACCAACAATGGCAAGTATCCAAGACCAACTCATTAGAACGAATACTCTACGTTTGGGTATTTCTTCTTCATGAATTGCACAAGTGGCATCTTTTCATAGCGACGGCACAGGTAATCCAAGCTGACAAACATGGGGTCGTATGAACCCTCACGCACTTCGTGCTTAACTACTATTCCTCGCCAGTGGGCGTTCCCCTGCGGGCCTTTATAGTCCTCATCATGGAGATAACACGCGCCCGCGACAAGCCCATGTTGGCTCTTGCCAGCGACGAATCTAAGCCCGTACGCAAGCGTTTGTTGGTGGCCCATCGTGAAACTATGGCCAACGGATTTAAGTCTCGCTTCAACGTTGCCTCCTAGGGGCTTGCCTGTCATGGGGTTGTAGAAATAGTGGCTGTATGCGACACCATCCAGCCACAAAATTTGCAGGTATGGAGTTACTTTCCATCCGCTTCGTTCGTAATCGAGGTGGTCTGTGGTAACAACTCCTTCAAGTTGTGCATCCATCGAGACAGCACGGTTGATTCGATCTTCGTGGTTGCCGAGAAGGATGTACCTCTCAGGGTTCCATTTTGCGTGCCTGGTCTTACGACGATTCTTGTTGAAGTCGGTAAGGGCTTGGTTAAGGATTCGCCATGCTTCATTAGCTGCTTCTATGTCCTGCTTGTAGCGACGACCCTCCATCGCCTTCTTCCCCTTGTCGTACATCGAAAGAGAAGGCATGTCGGCATGGTCGCCTAGGTGAATAATTTTAATTGGTTCATCGTGGAACTCGTCTACAATGTACTGACCAATCCATTTCAGGTGGTCTGTTGGTACTCCAGCTTTCGCCTGAGTATCAGGAATAATTACGTGTGTTGTTGGTTTCTGCAAGGTGCCGCTCCTTGGTTAGTTCCGCCCATCAGGGAGTCTAACACACAAGTTAGGCACAAGCAACTATTTATTTGTACAAGCTCCAGCAACTTCGGCAGGAGTAATCGAGTAAAGGTCAGGCCATTCCATTGCTTTGGGAAACCCCCCATACCACAAAGCGCCAGCCACTAGGCCAGAGCAGATCCAGGTACGGGATTTACGTAGACAAATGGCGTCGGGAAGAAAGTTATCAAGGGCACATGAAAGTATGCTAAGATAACTGTATTTCAGCCCCACCTGAGAGCGAGCAAACTTAAGTACTCGTTCTCTATCTACCGTGCTCGGTAGTTCCACTACCTCGTACGTCCCTCCAAAAGCAGATTGCTCAAGAGTTAGATTGTCGGAGATACCTTTCGGCTGGGCTTGGATGAGGTACCACTTGCCATCCACAAATCGATCCAGAACGGCAACGTGATTCCACTTTGAGTACTCTGAGTCGGGCATGAAGTGTTGCGCCCATCGGATACTCTTACCGATAATTCCTTTGGTTGAACAAAATACCAAGTCACCTGGGTTCATCTTTCGCCTCCAACACCTCTACACGTTCTTCTAAAGAGTTCAATTCATTATCTTGTCGAACATCAGTAACATCCTCGATGTTCTGATGGCCATGGTGAGTTGCGAAATAAGTACTGATGTACGCAGAAACAAGACAAAAACAAACCAACTGCCAAGTGAAGTGACTAACTGCTGTCTTAATGCAGAAAATGTTGGCAAGCCAGTATCCCACTTCGGTCATGCCTGCTACGTGTGGTCGACCACGAGCTTCAGCCTGAACCATAAGCACAGAGAATACGTTGGCAACGCCAAGCGATAAGGCTGCGAGTAGTGCTATCTTCATTTGTCGTCCTTTAATAGTTTGTGAATCTCTTGAACCAGAGCGTGTGTCTCTAGGTCTAAGTTGTAATCTTTGATTGAGTGCTCAGTGTCAAACTTTTGCAGCTCGTCAGATAAACGGTCAGCTCGTTTAGCTGAGATAAGTAGCACTGATCCTTGTAGACCAGCCACCATAGAAAGAACTAGGTTAAGTCTAAAGAATGGTGCAGGGTCAATGCCGAAACCAGCAGAGAGAATCCATAGCACCATAGCGGTGCAGAA